AACAAGAAACCATTTCTTGCCACGTTTACCATAAGTTGATTTGGTCCATTGTCTAAATGTTTTACAACTACCAAACATATCTGATTCTTTCATCTTATATCCGTATCTGTGTAAAGCTCCACGCATTGCTCCATTGTGCATTCCTTTAATTGTATGTACTTTAGTATGAGGAATATATTTTCGACCTCCGTTTAACGTAAAGACAAATCTTCCTTTTCCATGGCGGTTCTTTCTCTTTAACAAATCTTGCTCGATAATATCATACCTCTTTCCAGTAAGTACTGTTAATGCAGTAGGTCCACACCAAGACGTTCCATTAGGATTTGGATGTCTTTGGCCCTTCTTGTTTCTAACAGGCTTTGGTTTGGCTGTAAAGCTATCTAATGTTGTTTGCATCATTCTTTACCTCTTTGAACGGCTTTGCCTTTTCTTCTATTATAACTTACTAACCTATCGTGAAATCCAAATGGAAAGTAACCGCCTTCATCTAACGGCTTTTCCATAACCCACAAGTGATATTGATTTGCAGTATCAACTAATCTGCTTTCTGCTGGATGCAATTCAACGGCTTCATATTCTTCACCAATAAGTTCATTCTTTATTGTTTGCATGTCTCTCCAATCTCTAATTGGTTTTCTATCATGTGTCTTTATTGATAAATGAGTAATGCCCATTAATGGTGTTGCATTTTCAAGGCCTGTGTAAAATCCTACTTTAACATCATCAGGTGAACTTTTCCTAACATGAACTGAATACTTATTATTGCAATAATGTGGAATTTTCATTTCATTAATTATAAGTTGTTTAGCTTCTTCTTTTGTTTTTGGTTTACCTTGTTGTTTAGATAGGGCAATAACATCCTGAACTTTGTAATGCATTTCTTTGTCACTTAAAGGAATGTATGGTACAAGCTCAAACTTATCCATTGCTTTTGATTTAAGTTGCTTCTTTTGTCTCTTTCCTGTTTTCTTAACCATTAGTGAGTCTCCAGTATTTTTGTTTCTTTACAGTACATACACTTTGTCCATTTGTGAATCTTATTGTTATTGTCTACCAAACTTGTTTGATAGTAACCTTTCTTTCCACAACTTGGACATTCTGTGTATTTGTCTTTCTTGCTCCACCAGTTTCCAGAACCGACTAAGCTCAATTATTTACCTCGTTTTTTTGCATTTGTCTCTACCTTGTTTTTACCCCAAGGATAATATGTCATGGTACTCGGGCTATATATCCTTTACCCCTTCTTTTTTGCGTTACTGTGCATAGTTTTGCACTTTGAGCAAGTAATATAGTCTAAATTCGTTGGTAATTTCTTAAATTCCATTTCAGTACAACGGTGTCCGCAAAGGGTGTATAATTCTTTGTTTGGATTTTTCAAATGGCGTTTATACATTTTCTATGAGTACTGGGATTTTGCATTTAACTTTTTCCCGTGTTTGAGGGTCCACCCATATATATTCCGCCCATTCTACAGTGCATGTTTTATTTCCGTCTCTCATAAAACTCGGTCAAACGTTTTGATTCTGTTTGAAAAGCAGGACGCATAAAGGGCCGTGGCCCAGGAGGCTCTGCCCTTTTGGGGTCGTTCTGAGTTTTCGGGTCTCCCCCAATAGGTTCGCCATACTCTATTTTGTTAGCGTAATCTGCATTTGCATAAATTATCTTATGCTGGAATCCTTCTAAATTTGTTCCAATACTGTTTCTTAAAGTACTCGTTGCTACAGGAACCTCTCGCATTGCTTTTAACATAATAGCATCAGCAGTATCATTCATTGCCAAATCTAATTTATTTGGAATTGTTTTTTTCGTGGCAGTTATTTTAGCAGATAGTTCGTCGAGACCCGTGACCGTAATGGCCATTATCGGTAACCTCGCACAGTTTCAACATCATCGTCGCCATACTTTTCTTTCCACTTTTTGTTAACGCCTTTTTTTAACTTCTCATAAAGTGCAATTCTTCTGGCTTTGTTTGCTTGTTTCCGAGCTTCTCTATCTCCATTCTTCCATGCCATCTCTTCATTGCATTCACGGCAAATACCATTGCTTAAAACATGAACTCTTAAAGCTCCAGCTAAACATTTCTTACACCTGCTCATACTTGCCTCGTTAATATTGTTCTTTGATTAGGGTGCATCATTGCATTTCCTTGAAGAGTCCATTGTGGGCCGAAATGTTTTTTTCCAACTTCAATTTGCAATTCTATCAATTCTTGTAACGGAAGCCCCCTTTTAGGTATTCTCCTTTCTAATTCTTTATGGGCATCACAGGTTCTTCTACCTTGTGCAACAACCAATGTAAACTTGTATTCTTCTCCAGTCTCTTCCATTCTTTCTTGAAACGCCCTTAGTCTTGCCTCATTAGACACATGTATCAATTCAGTTCGGGCAATTCTTGTAGCTCTGCCAACTGATAAATTAATTTTACGTTCCATTGCAGACATAATTCTATCAATCATTGCATCTAAGTTTGTGTCTTCTATGTATGTTTCTGCTAATACTTTATCTAATTCAGAGCCTAATTCCCCAGTAAACTGTTGATAGAAAGAGTCTGTACGCAATATTCCATCGTGTAATTGTCTTAAAAGATTAGAAGCATCGTAGTTTAAATCTATTTCAACACGGCCCGTAGACTTCTTAAATTGACGATTCTCCTGCTTATACGTATGTTTAAACGCCCTAATGATGTATTTTCCTAACTCATTTTTTAAGATTCGGGGCAAATGCACCATCAACATATTCTTTCTATGTCTTAGGTCTTCCCAATCTTTTGCTCTTTTTAAACGGCGTAATTCTTTTTTTACGGTTTTACGGATGGCGGTTCGGAGGGCTGAAATGTATCTGTCGATGGTTCTTGCGTTTCTTCCTCCTGAGACTCGTCCTGTTCTGGCTTTTCTCGTTCTAATTCCTCCTTGATTCCGTCATCGGGTAATATTAATTCCCCGTTTTCGTCCATGTCAATAGTAATACCAAGCTCTTGGAATCCCCTAATAATCTCTATCTTCTGTGTCAGGTTAGATAATTCCATCTGTTCATTGTCTTCATTTATCTCATTAAACTTAACTTCCCAATCAGTAACACCCATTAGTTTCAATAATGGTTTGAAAAATCCTTCTTCAATAACTGCCTGTGTTTCCATAATGGTTCTGTCCATCATAGTTATTTGTTCACCTTCTGCATTTAATCCGCCTATTCCTGCGGTGTCACCCATAGCCAATGGCATGACACCATAGGAAGAATTAACGTCATTATTAATTTTTTCTAAGTATGGAAGCATTCCCATTTCTGTTTGGTCTGGCATAACAGTAACGAAATTGGCTCCAGACTTACCTTCTCCAGAAGATATGATAGGAATAAAGTTAGGATTACGTGCAGTTTCTTCTGCAATATATTCTCCCAATCTGGTTAAAGAATCTTCATTGTGTCCAGGAATGTCTAAGAATCCTTTGGGTGGTCTTTCTAACATGTAGACTTTATTCTGATATGCTTCTACTGCCAGAGCTGTTTCTATTTTCTTTGCTAAAGCAAGGATGGGTGGATTACCATACAACCTTGCATAGGAAGAATACTTGTTAAAGTGTAAAACTTCATCCCGTGCAAAATAGATATCTCCTTCCTCATCTTGGAAAGTATATGCAATTAGAGCTGTCTCAGCGTCGTTACACCCCGAGTTATCGCAATGTTTTGACCCTCCAACACCATTTCTACATAAAGGACAGAACCTATCAACGTCTTGGAAACGTCCATATCTGTCTGTATTATAGCGCATTTTCTTAGTATCTTCTATCCAAAGTTCCTTTACTCTCTTACCAACCATCTCTCCGCTTTCACTAACTACTCTTTCATAAATAATAGAAATCCATGCATCATCAAATATTTCTAATTGTCTAACTATGGCTTTGATTATTTCCGAACCATTAATGTCTGCACTTCCTTTAGATGGGTTTGTAAGGAGACTTTCTATTGCTGTTTTCTGGTCTTCTGATTTGTTTTCATCATCATCAACAGGAACAACCTCCCAACCTTTTGCTACTGTTTGGGCAGCTATTTTCTGTATAACTGTACGTAGATGGGAATAATTGTCTGCAAGGTATTCAACATAATGCTGGTCAAAAGGTGGCTGTATCAGTTGGTTCCCCGACTGATAAGACGACGCAGCCCCAGCATCATATACGGGAGTACGAGCTTCTTTTAGCAATGAATTGGTGTTTTTGTCAAGATACGTTTGAAGGCCAGACTTAGCCTTTCTCGGTTTGGTGTTAAACCACCTGTCCAATATTCCCATCACAACCAAGTCCAGTTGGTCATATTTAACTTTTTGCGTTCTCTTTCTTCTATTGCTAATTCACACATCCAAAGGGAGATTACTGGGTCTGCAACATGCCCTTCTAACTTTCCTTTACCATCCCACATTAATTGCATCAGACCTCTAACTAAGTCACGAGTCCCTGGTCTGCTGTTTTCTTTTGCAGTCCCTCCGAATGGTATTTCGTATAATCCTTTTTCCATTGCTACGGCAATCCCAGGAATACCAATCTGTGCGTGGTTACGTTCATTTCCTGTATTATGTGTAGCAATAGGCAACTTCTCAACATCTCTGGCAGCGTGTGCAACTAACCTTTGGAATCCATTACTTTCTACCATTATCTTTTCAGGATTGTAAATGCTTGCTATCTTAGAGATGTTTGTTATTTGTTCTTTTAACCAACTTGCACCTTCTCCCTGAACCTTCCCATTCCATTGATGTAGAACTTTACGCTGTTCAGTTTTAGGATTATAGGCAACAACACAGTACGCTGTTTCGTCATGTTGGGTGTCAAAACCTACTGCTAAGTCCACTCCCATGACCGTAACCCACCCATTTATTGGCTCAGAAAACATTTCAATGTCGTTATTTAGGCATGGTTCGAGTACACTCCATGGTATAACTGCACTGTCAGGGTCGATAGGATTCAGCATATATTCGGATTCAAATGCTCTCGAACCCATTGCTAATTTTTCTTCTTCTAATCTATCTACTGTCCAGTATTCTGGCCATCGTGGTGTTCCATCTTTCTTTAACGCAGGATGCCAAATACAATCCCAGTAAGGATTTTCTTTTACGTATGCTGTAATATCTGCTGGGCGTTTTTGTGTTCCTATTAATACTATTTGTGCATTAGGTAAACGCATAGGCAGAACGACACGATTAAGATAATTGATAATCTTCTCATCATTTAATCGAGGGAACTCTTCCAATACGTCATCTAAAATAATCAAGTGAACGTGTGGCCCTTCTAATGCTCCACCTATTACTGCACCCCTTACTCTGGAACCATTAGAGAATTGTTTGATAGACATGTTCCAGCGTTTGGTCATGTCTGTAGATTCTTTGATTAGTGGTGCTACTCGCCAACTTCTTCTGCACAATTCTTCAAATTGAGTCAGCTTGTCTACTACCTGAGAAAAGGTATTTCCGATGTATAATGCCCTAAAATTGGGGTTACTATACATCTGCCATAGCAAATAAGTTAAGCTAAAAGAGGTCTTTAAGTGTCCTCTCGCACATATAATTGCCACCCTTTCGTTCTCTTGGAGAGAGTTAAACCAGTGTTTATGCATGTCTGCGAGTGGATAATAGTCGTCTGGTTCCTCAATCATGTACTCCATCATGGCTTCATCGGCAAACTCTAAGAACGGAATCTTACCAGGGTTGAGGTGTTTTGCAAAAAAGGTTATGAAATCTTTATGGTCTGCAACATCAGTCATCTGATTTACCTTTGAGGTCTCTGACTAATTGCGTATAGTGTTGAGCAAAGGCTGCTTGTTTCTGTTTTGGTATTCCTGCTTTTTCCATTGCCTCAGCAGATAATTGTGCAACCTCATCAATCAATACTTCTCTGGCATCCATTGCAGTTTCTAATTTTAACATAAGCTGGGTCCAAGCATAAACATCTGAGGGGCGTATTTCCATTCCTTCTTTTAGTTGCTTAACAAACATGCTTTGAATTCCTCTTCCCATTGTTATTGCGCGTGTTATAGTATCAGTTGCGCTTTGTTGCGTTACTTTCTGCACTTGCTCGTGAACCTTCCTTCTTCTTTCTTCCCATCCTTCGTCTCCAGCCCACCTGCTAATTGTTGATTTGGCTATCTTATAATTGTATCTTTTATTCATTGCTTTAGCAATATCACCTAAACTCCAGTTTTGTGAGTATAGAGTAAAGGCTTCTTCTTTGTCCTGTTCTGTGTATTTTCTTGTGGTCATGCGAAAGCAACGTCCTCCATACATTGAGTGCAATAGTTGCGACCCGTTCCTTCATTAGCCCATTGCGCTCCTTTTCCACATAGATTACATCTAAGAGGGTACCATAATTCGTTATCAGATATTGTGGCGTATTTTCCTATTTTATCTTTTTTGTTTGTCATACTATATTTTCACCTCCAGTAGGTATTTGCATTAACACGTAAATAAACAGCAGAAATACTATTACCTTAGCAATTATAGAAAGCCAATACAAATGGCGTTCAATGGCCTTTACGGGGCCAGTATTAGCAATTCTAACTACTATCTGATTTGTTGTGTTTTTTGATGACATTCCTCAAATGCTCCGATATAGGTTTTTGTTCTTTGTCAGCCTGTGTACAGAATGTACTCCAGTCTTTTTGAAAATTGTCAGATATAGCAAAAATGTAGTGCGGTGGCTTATTGCTCTTTGAGTATGGCATAGCTCACATATTGGGAGGGAGGCTATATAGTTTAATATTAATATTTACATGCGACGAAGATGATGCATTGTTGTTTTTACTTCCATCCTTGCTGCATCGTAATGTTTATGTTTTAATGAATTTTCAATCGCTTTAAGTTTTGCAAGTACAAAATCTCTTACTCTTTCACGGTCTGAATATTTGTTTAGAGGGCTGTTTGTTTTTCCTAAGTGTTGATTAAAACTCATTACCTTTCCATGTCCATCTTTAATCTTTCTACAGCTTCGTATCCCTTGTCCATTTCTTTTACTATTGCATTGTGTGAAGTAACCATGGTTTCTAAATTCTTTTCCATCTGTGCAAGACTTTGCATCAAACGACCTAACTGTTGTCTTGTCTTATTACCAAGTGGGGTTCTGTCAGTTCTTGCAATTTCCATTGTTACATCAGTTACCATTCGACCAACGTCTGTATATAGTTTAGCAGAATCTTTTAACCAAGTCATTCTACTTAATGCGCTTAATCCTTGAAACATCTCTCTTGCTTCGCCTTTCTTTTCCACTTCTTTCTTTTGCAATTCTTTAGCAGATAAACTTGAGTAGCCCATTTTATCTCCTGGCTGTTCTCATTAAACTGCCTATCTGAGTATCGATTGTTTTAAGAGCTAACAATATAGATTCGGCTGTTTTAATATCGGTTTTAGAACCACCCGATTCTTTAAGTGCTTTAATATAATTTCTAACTTGTAATTGTTCTTTAATATGCTTATCTCTTAATTGTTTTAATTCTGAAACACTCATTGCATAAGGTTTTCTTTGTTTAAACAATTCTTCTTTCTCACTTTTCTCTAACGTTACGAAGCCCATTATTATTATTATATTATATAGTATTATTTATACTTTTTGGAGAGACACACACCTCTATTTCCACTGGAACATTTCTATAAAATAATGAATGCATTACTTACTAATTTACTAATAACCCGTCGTACCCCTTTGGTTTTTCTTTTAAAAAAAAAGAGAGACACACATACTAACATGTTCCAGTGGAAATGAAGGTGTGTGTGTCTTAGTTATTAGGTACACACCATATACAAAAACCCATTTGTTTACAATAGTAGTAACTCTGTTCAAACGGAACAAACTCATGCTCACATCTATTACAAACAACAGGTTCCAAATCTTCCATGTTTTAATTCTTTCAGGGGGTAGATGCTCAATACTCGCAGTCAGCAAAGATGAGTGATTCCTGCGAGCTAAGGTAGAGACAAATCAAACCAAAAAGCGAACATCTACCCTATCCTGGTTAGTGTTTAAGATTGCCTACTATTGGTGCATATACGTCATCCAACCGACAACGCGGACACATCAACATTGGTCGTCCTTCTTTTTTAACACTATTTACAAAGTCCTCCTTGTTTATTTTTCTGTGCTGTTCTTCCCATCGGTAGCCACATATAAAACAATCGAATTTCCATACCATCAATCAGCCAAACCATAATCGCTATAATCGTCTTGTAGACGTTCTCTCTGGTCTCTAATCTTTTTAGATGGTCTGTATTCTTTATACTTGTTTTGAACTTTCCGTCTTGCTCTTTGTATCGTTTCAGTATTAGGTGCGTAGTGCAATAAATCATATAAATCAGATAAGAACTTCTCATTCTCACATTGCTTTCCACTGTTGCTTGTTGCTAAATAATATTCTCTTAGAACAAGATACTCTAAATATGTAGTACTGTCTCTACAAACTATATTATCTTTAAGATGTTTGCGAACTACATCTTCAGTCTTATCTAAATTTTTAAATGCGTCGTATGCCATTAGTCCTCCAATGTAATTACCGAGCCTTTAAAACAAGTGCCAATATCTAAAACCCCATGCTCCTTTTTAGAGTAACAGTGTCTACACATATCTAATTCCTCAGACGACGAACGCCTGTCAGGTATTGCCTTTTGACAATCTCTGCACGTATATCTTTGCCCCATCAGTCCTCCAATGTAATTATTGAACCTTGGAAACAAGTCTTCGGGTCTGAAACTCCGTGTTTAAGTTTAGTCTTACAGTGCTTACAAATCCATCCCCTCTCATATGGGAACTTAGAATTAGTAACATTATTAAGAACTTTATCACAGAATTTACATCTTTGTATTTCTGCGGGTCCAGCACCAACGTGTCTCCACCCTAAACCATGCTTAGTGTATTTAGTTTCGCTTAGCTTTACCATCCATTGCCTCTTGTATTATCTTTCTACGGTACCAATCTACACCTGTCCAAAACCCAATAATGAATGTTCCTGCTATCAGAAATGCCAACAAATAGTCGTTCATTCTTTAGTCATTCCTCTTTGTTCTGCCATCACTTGCAACAACTTTTTCTTTTTCTTAGTTGCACAACTACAACACATTACTTATCCATCCTTGTCATTGCTACTGCTTCTCTTGCGTCAGCCGTAACCTCTAACAGTTTTGCCTTAGTAGACATTCTAAGTTTCTTCCATGCATCATTCTTTGCAGAAATATCCGCCAGCTCCTTTCCTTGTAAGGTACCAGTTTCGCTCACACTAACCCTAATGGACTCGTATTGTTTGTGTCCTGGAATAGTGATTCCTAAGTTGATTGTATATGTCTCTGTCTGCATTGTCTCATCACCTTGAACGTCTCAGTTAGTAAGGCTATATAACCTTATAGGTAACTTAACACAGAATTTCTGCATCCGTAACCCCTTAGTGTTGGCCAGCCCTCGGGAAGTTTATTTTTGTTATACCAGTTCCTAACCTTTTCTTTACTAATAATTGCTCCAGTGGGGTGGGGCTTTACCACTCCGCTATGCTTTTCTTTTAACGCTTCAACCGTCATACCGATTGCTTCTGAAATAGTAATGTCATCGGCTTTACTGATGCGAATCAAATGTTCTAATTCTTTCCATTGTTCTTCAATGTATTTGTTTCTATTTAGACAGAACTCAGCATAGTTATCAATTCTTGTGTTGCGCTCTAAATGTATATTGCAATACTTTTCCCCGATTGCAGGATGATTAGTACACTGTTTGTTTTGCGACGATGCCTTTCTAACTTTGGCTTGACAGAATTTAGAATGATTTGTAACGTGCGGCCGTCCTTTGCCTCGATGTTTTTTCCTTATTTGATAAGTGTCTACCCATTCATAACCCATGAAAACAGGGTCTTTCATCTCTTCTGGTGGCTGATAGTCCCCGAGATACGGCTCTATTTTCTCCATAGAACAGCCTTTTTCTTCTTTTAACCATTTAATTTCATAATGTCTGGAAGAAGAATTGTTTAAACTACAATAACAATTATTACAAATATGCTTAGTAGCACTAAATGATTTTCTTGGAAGTTGTTTGTATTTACAAAGAGGACATTGGCCCTTATGCTTCATCTGCAAATCCATTGTATGTTCATGTAATCTATCAATCCAGAGCTGTCTAACGTTAGGGTGTGTTTCTTTTTCTTTTTCTAAATGAGAAAAAAGTTTTATCTTTGCAGAAACTTGTAATTGCATCAGTTGGTAATTTGAATGATTCTTATAGTCTGCCAAATACCATTCATCTTTTTCAGGCATTATTTATTTACCTTCAATAAATGTAACAATTCAATTTCATGAAAACTA